AACTACATCCGCATTGAGGTCGATGCCTCCGTCGACAGCGGTGACCTGGACCCGACGGCTCTGCCCGTCGGTCTCCGTGGTATCCACCACTTGGTCACAGCCGGCACCGGCACCCTCGCGGCACCTGCCAACAGAACCATCACGGTCACCAGCGGTTCGTACACGCAGCTGGTCGGTACCTCCGCCAACGTCTTTGCGGCGACGGTAGAGCCCCCGGTCCCGGTTCGCTTGAACCTGACCCGTGGTTCTGGCGCCAAGATCCAGGTCAACCCGGCCCTGTACTGGGGCGTCCAGTTCCAGCCAGTCGGCAGCGTTCTTACCCCGAACGCCGTCACCCTGCCGGGTGATGTGGTGTCGGCATACGCTCAGTTCCTGCCGGAGTTCAGGGAAGATGTCCAGAACGTCCGTGTCGGCTTCGACAACGGCGGCCAGCCTGGCGCACCGCCTGTCCAGGGCGCCATCATCGATGCTGACAGGTTCAATTACAACCTGTTCAGCCTGATGAACATCCAGGTCGTCACCAACTCGGTGGGCCAGGCAGATCCGGCGCAGTGGGTCAATGCGACCTACGTCCGCAACGGCAACATCCCGGTCAACAATGCCAATGCCACCCGTGCGTTGCTGCCGAGCGACTTCGTCCAGTCCAACCGCCGCTTCCTCAAGTGGACCTTCTTCATGCAGGGCGGCTTCGACGGTACCAACCTGTTTGATGCTGATGAGCGTGCACTGACGTCGGCCGCTGTTGAGGCGGACATGAACGCCACCAACCGCAACACCAGCAAGGGTGCGACGGTCTCGGCCTACACCAAGGCCCTGCAGATCATCGGCGACGTAACCAACGTCGACATCCAGTTGTTGGCAGTCCCGGGCATCAGGCACCCCGTCGTCACCGACGCGGCCCTGTCGGCCTGTGAGCAGCGCTTCGACGCAATGTTCCTGATGGACATCGAGCAGCTGGACAGCAGCGGCGAGTCGGTCACTGAGGATTCTCAGAAGCCGAGCGTCACGCTGACGGCACAGAACTTCGCTGAGCGCGCTGTCAACAGCAGCTTCGGCGCGGCCTACTTCCCCGACGTGTCGATGCCTGACCCGAACACCAACACCAACGTGCTGGTGCCCCCGTCGGTCGTCGTCCTGGGAGCCTTGGCCCTCAATGACGCCATCGGTCACCCCTGGTTCGCTCCCGCAGGCTTCACCCGCGGCGCGTTGCAGACGACCCTGGAAGCCCGTGTTGCCCTGTCTAAGGCCAACATGGACACCCTGTACGACGTCAACATCAACCCGCTGGTCGCCTTCCCAGGCAATGCCAGCGGCGGCACCAACCCGAAGGGTGGCGTCGTGGTGTGGGGACAGAAGACGCTGCAGCAGGCCGCTTCGGCGCTCGACCGCGTCAACGTCCGCCGCCTGCTGATCGAGATCCGCCGGCAGGTCCGCGACATTGCCAACACCATCCTGTTCGAGCCCAACCGGGAGACGACGCTGGCTGCATTCTCTGCAGCAGTGACGCCGGTGCTTCAGAAGATCCAGGCCCAGTCGGGCGTCGACCGCTTCAAGGTCGTCATCGACTCCAGCACCACCACGCAGCTCGACATCGAGAACAACACCATCCGCGGCAAGATCTTCGTTCAGCCGACCAAGTCGATCGAGTACGTCTCCCTCGACTTCGTGGTGACGAACAACATCTCGCAGCAGGTCTGAGCTGAGGTAGGACGATGAAGCTGACGGTTGCACAGCTCCGTGAAATGCTGGAAGACCAGCTGATCGGAGAACTGCTGGGTGAAGACATGGGTGACTTCAGGATGCCTTCAATGAAGGCTGCCAAGGCCACCCCACCTCCGCTGCCGCCGCACGCTCGGGGTTCAACTCCACAAGGACTGAGGAAGGGTTCGGCACCTGGTGAGCGGCTCCGTCAGTTCAAGTCCGCTGTCAATATGGTGGTCACCACCGCAAACAAGGCCGCTGAAGCTGGTGTCAAGGACGCACTGCCCATGTTGGACAGGATCATCCACTTCGCCAACCAGGCCAAGGAAGCGGTGAAGTGATGATCGTGACCAAGGACCAGCTGCGGAGGATCATCCAGGAGACGGTCAAGCGGAAGCTGGACTTGGGCCCCGATGACACCTATGAGCCGGGACCGCCCATCAAGCTCGAGGGCCGCCTGACCAAGGACCAACTGCAGCAAGTGATCGATGAGGAATATGCTCGGGCCATGGAACGGCGCCAGCAGGCTGAAGCACCCAAAGCTGCCCGGACGACACTATCACAGTGTGACATGGGCGAACTGTTGGAGTTTGCTAGGGCCTACGCAGCGCTGCCCCTGACCGCCCGTGAGCAGTTGGACGATCTGGTCAACAATCCACTGTCTGAGGACGTCAACCCCAATGTCCTGGACCTGCTCCAGGAGAGTCTGGGAGGCCTCAATGAGGACCTCGACGGCGTCATCCAAGGTGTCAGCGACTACGGCATGGACGAGGAAGAAGGCCCTGACATGGGCGGCACGCCTCCCGGCCTCGACGAAGAGTCGATGGAAGACAAGCAGCAGAAGATGCACTACGACCTGGACCACGACGGTGAGCGGGGCGAGAGCCCTGAACACAAGGAGAAGGTCCTGGGTCACATGGACGAGGAAGGCATGATGCCCGCCAGCCTCGATCAAAAGGCGCCTCCTGGCCGTGAGAGGCAGGTCAAGGCCTTGAAGAAGAAGGGCAATGTCGACAACCCCTGGGCAGTTGCTTGGGCTTCCTACAACAAGTCCCACAAGAAGAAGTGACCATGCAAGTCAAATTGGGAGACCTCCGCAAGGTCATTCGTGAGGAGATGGAGTATGCGCAGGCCATCAACGAGATCTTCGGCAAGAAGCAGGATTTCGGCGGCATGCTCGACCAGATCGTCCAACACCTCTTCAACATCAACAAAGAGGTTGAGGAAGCTCACAAGCTCGCACCCATGGGACCTGCTAAAGCGATCGTTGCCGGCATTCATTCCGACCTTTTCAACAAGGTGGCTGAGATCCGCAAGTACGTGGAACAGCTCAAGGGGATGGCAAAGGGCGCTAAGGCGGCCTGAGTTCGTCAAAGACAGATAGTTACGATCGAATCCGGTGACAGGAGACAACAATGGCTGAGACACTCGACGTTACGTCGATGCTTCCGAACAAGTTTGAGCCCAAGCGGAAGAACCGCTGGGTCCTCATGGTTGAAGGCATTGATGCGTACATCATGAAGACCACGGCTCGCCCCACGGTTACAACCGAGGAGGTCGAGGTTCCGTTCATCAACTCACGTCGGTACCTTGCAGGTCTGACGAAGTTCAACACGATGGCGGTGACCCTTTATGACCCGATCGCCCCTTCGGGCGCGCAGCAGGTCATGGAGTGGGTTCGCCTCCACTTTGAGTCGGTGTCGGGTCGTTCCGGCTACGCTGACTTCTACAAGCGTGACATCCAGCTCAAGCTGCTCGACCCGGTCGGTACCGTCATCGAGCTGTGGGACATCAAGGGCGCCCTCATCACTGAGGCGAACTTCGGTGAGCTCACCTATGAAGACGGCACTCCGGCTGAAATCAGCCTGACGCTGCGCTTCGACAACGCAGTTCTGCAGTTCTGATCGCGTAGGAACACGGGTTGACTCCCTTGAGTTGACGCGGGCACCGCCGCTTCACTCCTGTCACCGTGACGGCGATGTTCCTGCCTAACCCCGGCTCGTATAAGGCGATGACCGGGGTTAGCCGCATTTCGGACACGAGTTCGAACCTAAGTACTGATGGCGCCACTTCAAGCGCCGGAAGGGTGGCTTGGCTCATGGCAACGTGGCTCCGAGAAGGGAAGAAGCCCCCACAGGCCGTGCTAGGAATAATCGAGGGCTACCTCCATAGGGTTGCCTGCCCCACGTACCTTGGGGCCATCTCGCTGTATATCGGGTGGAGCCTTGAGCGGACGGAGGAGATGCTGACCATCATGGAAGATGGGGGCATCGTCAGGCCATTGACGGTTGACGAAAAGCGTTCGCAGGGATTACGAATCGACGGGAATATCTGGTGTCTCGTTGAAAGACCAACAGTGAGCAAAGCACGCTTCTGACAGGTTACAGTGGGTCCATGAAGCTGAGTTTCTCACAGCTTGAAGCACTGCTGGACGGCCAGACCGACCGCCTGATCAAGGGCGAAATGACCATTTTCGAGTACGTTCGGGAGTGGGACAAGGTGATGCGGTTGGCCGGCTGGACTTGGGACGAATTCGTTTCCGAGATTGACAAGCGGTGGACGACGGCCAAGAAGGCCCCCGTACCACTGTTCCAGTGCTAAAAAGCGGCTCGTAATCGGGCAGGTGCTACATTTACGCTAGGTGACAGGAGAGTACCTTAGCGTAAGGAACACCATGTCTGAAGAACGATCACAGAACCAGGTCTTCACCGGCGGCCAGGCCCCCGCACACGATCCCCGCATTCAAGCCATCAGCGCTGCTGGTCAGGTCCAAAAGGACTTTGGCCTGGAAGTGCCGATTGAGACAGTGCCCATCCCGTCGGCAGGTCGGGTCTACCCATTGGGGAGCCCGTTGCACGGTCTGGAGACGGTCGACATCCGGGCAATGACAGCCCGCGAAGAGGACATCCTGACCAGCCAGGCGCTGCTCAAGAAGGGCACCGTCATCACCGAGCTGCTCCGGTCCTGCCTGACCAACAAGGCCGTCGACCCGACAGACCTGTTGATCGGCGACCGCAATGCTCTGATGGTCGCGGTCCGCATCACAGGCTACGGCCAGGAGTATGACGTCGAGGTCGAGTGCAACGAGTGCAGCACCAAGAACCCCCGCCAGTTTGACCTGGCGCAGCTGCCCATCAGGCGCCTCGAGATCTCGCCTGTCCAGGAGGGCATGAACCTGTTCGAGTTCGCCCTGCCCTACAGCAAGAAGATCGTCCGCTTCAAGTTCCTGACGGGCCGCGATGAGGAGCTCATCATGGCCACGTCGCAGAAGCAGAAGAAGCTGGGCATGTCGAGCGACACCGCCATCACCACCAACCTGCTCTACAGCGTGGTGTCCATCGACGGCGTTGAAGACCGTGCCAAGATCGCAGCCTTCGTCCGAATGATGCCCGCCCGTGACTCGCTGGCCCTGCGCAACTACATCCGGGAAAATGAGCCCGGTATCATCATGCGCCAAGAGGTGACGTGCCCCTCGTGTGGCCATGGCGAGGAGGTCTCGATGCCAATCGGGGTCTCGTTTCTATGGCCTTCAGCCCAGCGATAAAGAGCAGCTGATCTGGGAGCCCTGCTTCCTGCTGACCTACTATGGTGGGTTGACAGGGGGCGAAGCCTACAACCTGCCGGTCGCTGTCAAGCGTTGGTGGATTGATAGGATCGTCAAGGAGCTCAACAAGAAGGGCCCGGACGGCAGCCAAGGCTCCGCTAGCCGCGCTCTCCACACCAATTCGCCTGATGTCAGGGCGATGCAGAACCGTACGCGCGCTCAAGTGCCAAGCCGCCTTAGACGGTTCACGTGACGCCTACTTAACGCCATGGACGGCATCGACACCAAGGTTCCTATCAATGAGCTGAAGCTCAACCTGCTCGGGAAGATCTTTTTCACCGCTGCGGCAGCTTGGCTGATTGGGCGAGCCGTCAACCTGAAAATTCGCGGGACCCCGCAAGAAGTCCAAACCGTCGCCAATGCAATGATGGCTTCCAGGCGGTTTCAGGATGAACTGGACCGCCCTGGAGCCTCGGTCGAGAGTGTGATGCAAAAGCTCCAGTTGAAGCACGCCTCAGCGCGTGAGTTTGAGCGGATCTTGGGCGTTCCCTGGCCCCTGTGAGATACGTTTCTGCAGGCGGGTGACGCGTGCCCAATAAGGAAGACCTTTCTGATCAGCTAAACCTGACGACCAAGCTGGCCGCCCAGGTGGAGCGGATGGCGGATGCCGCCAATCGGCTGGAGGGGTCGTACACGCAACAGGTCGAGACGCTGACGAAGCTCGCCGGCGTCCTGGGCCAGCTCAACGTCGACGGTGCGGTCCAGAGCATCGAGGTCCTCAACAAGTCCC